TTAAGTTGGGTGCGGGTAACAGGGTTTTTGAAAGAAACATTGGTTGTTTCTTCATCATCGCTCAGTATTCGATGGTGTCTTTTGGGGCTGCAAAGTGCGTCTAGCCCAACGCTAGTTTGTGTGTCGACCGCATCTGAGTGTGGTCTTCCGATGTGCCATATCAGTATAGCGCGTGCTGATTTTGTGTTAATTGAACAGTGTATCCGGTTGAGGGGTACTTAATTTGTGTGGTGGATTGAACCCACAGCTGCTCATCCCCAGGCACACATCCGTGTGAGGTCTGTTGTATTCGTGCTAGTGCCGGAGGTCCCGGCTGTATCTGCTGTAAAAATTACGGTCTGGGGAGAACCCAGTTAGCAGGGAAAACACTCGTCCAACTGAATAGTACGAGTGTGTTGGGGTGCCGGTTAATAAAAGTGCCGGTCCGAGGTTCGAATCCTCGGGTTTCCTTGTAGATCGAGGCGTCTCTCTACTCAACGAATGACTGTAAATCGGGAAAATGCCCAAAGTAAGGCTGCTGTGAGCCCAGTAAAAACCAGCCCTAGCATGGCTAGTGGGAAGAAACCGCCCACTAAGCGCATGCCAGCTGGCACCCAAAGTGCCAAGACAGGGGAGGCCAAAGCCTCCGAGGTGAAACCGGATGTGATCCTCGTAACGTTAGCCCAACAACAAGCTGCGTTCTCTAACCTTAAGCCCAAGCGGAGTCCTCTGGACTCGGAGCGGTGGGTTGTGCCTCGGTTGACAAAGCCGAGTGTAGCTCGTGAAGAGCGAGTCCCTATTCCAACAAGCAACAAGTTTGATGTGTTGCGTGCTAAGAAAACACAAACCAAGCACGCATCTTCCAATCTGAGCAAACAAGTTGGTTTGATTTCTGCTAATCTAGGGGGCGTACGCCGTAGCAGCGAGCCTGAAGCAAGTGTCGGGACGGAACTACCCAAGCAGTACCAAGATGAGTATTCTTATGAGAGCGGTGTTACTACGCGCCGTTTGAAATGTCATAAGATTAATGGCTATCACCAAGTTGGCCAGCTATGGTACGCTCCTGGAGTGGTTGCGGTGGCCCCACTATCTGACAGCGTGCCGCGAGCACCACTTCTCAATCCAATCCCGCTAGCCCCTCAAATGGGCGGCGGTTTCAGACAGGACCAGAGAGCGTTGGCTTTGCGTCGACACGCTCATCGAGTAGCGCAAATTGCTGCTCGTGCTTCAGTGCCGAAGAATCCTGAACCCGCTAAAGAGAACTATTCTCAGCGCGGGCAGGATGATCCTCCTGGCGGACACGTCAGTGAGTACAGAGAGCGAAGGACAGTTGATGTCCATAAGTTCACTACTTATGAGTTTCCTGTGCTAGATTTTTTGGGATGGTGGAATGATACTCCATATTCTAGATCGGCCAACGAACTCTTCGCTGCACATGCAGGCGTCCACTTCCACGAGCAAAATATCCCTGTGAGAATTGCTGGTGATGTGGTCACTGAGATGATGAACTGGTGGACCGGCAAGCATCGTGACCCAGAAGGAGTTAATTACGGCTTGAGCATTGCTCGCTGCAAGATTCTCACCTCTGAGTTCGCCATAACGGCTGTAGAGCTACATGATACGAATTTGTATGCTCCAGCGTTGGGATTTATGCTTAGTTGGGAAGCGCAGCAGAATGTCAGTCGCGTTCAGACTGGCACTTATATCAGATCAGCGATGCCTGCAAGTGTGAGGAAGTCGAGAAAAGCGCTGCGGACAACTAAGGGCAAGGTTCTTGCCGCCGGGTTGGTGCTCGGTGTTACCGCGGCTGCATATGGAGCGTGGCGTCTGTACAACAGCGCGCGCTCGGTGATCCAGCGTAATGTCTCTAGCGCATGCGCATCGACCTGCTATGGTTGCGAACAACCCAACGTGGTTTGTATCGACATGGCTGTGTTGAAGCCCATTGCTGAAGCATTTGGTGTGTGTGTAGTATCCCCGATCGTTGAAGAAGCGATCAAGCGCATACCATACGTTGGGAAGTTGATGGGGTTGTTTGAGTTTATGATGTACGTACGGGCCGGTGCAAATCCGCTCGTGCGTTTGCCAGCTCTAGCCTTCCACAACACGACGATTTCCTTACCTTATTGGCAAGCAGTCCTCGCACATGCCAGCTTTAATGCCGCGTGCCTGGTCTCTTCGTCGATAGTGCAAAGTGTGCCTGCCTCCAGACTAGTCGGAATTGAGCCCAATCCAGGGCCGAGTTTCGCTAGGCTAGTAGGAATTGAGCCCAATCCAGGGCCGAGTTTCGCTAGCAATTGGCGAGCATGCTTCCCATCCACATGTGCGTATTTTACGAAGCACATTGAGATGGGTTCGCGACAGTACCGGGTTCGACGACTGGTCAACTGTGCGAGTTTACCGCGGCCGAAAAAGCTTAAACCAAAAGCTAAAGTAAGCCAGGGTACCGGTGAGCTCCGAGCTCCCTTGAATCTCAAAAGTCCCCTCGAATTAAGGGGCAAGCAGTGTCAGTATGGGTTCAGTTCGAAAGACTATGCCCCGCACGGCTTCGCGAGCAATAAGCATAATGAGGAGCAGTCCCTCTATGCGCGTGTCCTTTGTGACACCCCCGTTCCAACCGAGGATTTGCCCGCATGTTTGCAATGGTGCAAGAAGAACTGGCGGTTCATCTTTCCCTATATGCATGAGGTCAAGAGTGTTAGTTTTGAGACGTATTTAGAGCGATCTAATGCATCACCGAGTGTAAAAAAGACCCTGCGAGCTTGTAAGGCTCGCTTGGACGCCGACGGCATAAGTGAGGATAGTAAGCTTACGCGACAGCAGTTGTATCAGTATACCTACCGATCCTCTTTCGTGAAAGTCGAAAATGACTTATATTCGTCGCCTTTGGGGCGTAAAGACAAGGCACCACGATTGATACAAGGAGCTCAGGCTGAGTTCATTTGTCTCGTGGGGCCTTGGATTATGGCTCTGCAGGACCTTCTGAAGCGTCGGTGGAATACTGACAATTTTATTTGCTTCACTAGTGGCGTCTCAGCTGAGAAAGCAGCAGAACACGTGATGGGCGGTAGAGGGCGATGGCTTGAGGATGACCTCGGCAAGTTCGACTCGTCAATCCGCCGTCCGTGGTGTGAGTTTGAAGTGTGGTTGTGCCGAAGAATGGGCGCGCCTCGAGCAGTACTTGATCTCATGACTGCTAACATTTCCACTCACGGGTCAACCCACCATGGTTGGCGGTACAAGTGTGATGGCACTCGCAAGAGTGGTGATCCTTACACCTCGTTGATGAATTCCATTGTCAACGCGTTGTCGCATCTGTATCTATACTGTAAATGGACTAACAAGACGGTCGACCAAGCGCGCGAGTCATTGCGTATGCTTGTGCAAGGCGATGATAATTGCATGCGCCATGCCGAGCAAACAAAGTTTCCTTGGCGCGATGGTATGGCCGGTTTAGGCTTTGATAGTGAAGCGATTTATCGCAGTCACCCTAACGAAGTTGAATTTTGTTCATGTCGCCTTTACCAGGTGGAAGGAGGGAGTTGGGTCTTTGGGCCCAAGCCAGGCAGGGTTCTGGCGAAGTTCGGGTACATTATCAATCCTCCCGCGAATGTTTCGCGCGAGTCCATGATGCGAGGCGTCGCTCTGGGCTTGAAGAAGGGTTGCTCGTTCATCCCCCCCATTAATAGTGTGATTGAGAGAGTGTTGCACCTTACGAAAGGCCACGATGCGTGGTATGAGCGTAAGCAGTTTGCACCTTTTGCTGAAGAGCCTCTCAAACCTAAGGTCTACCACAAAACCAGCATTGATGTTCTGTTGAACTTGAACATGAACTATGACTGGGATTATGGGCGTCAACTTCACTTTGACGCTCAAGTCGCGAAGTTGGAGTTTGGTGACGAGCTTGGAGACTATGCTCAGTTGCTGTACGATCGCGACACCGGTGGACCTCAAGTCATCTTCGGTGGCTGGGCGCCTCAAACGCGCCAAGAACCAATTGGAGCTTAAGTGAATAGGAGCCAAGCACCCGGATCGGTGCTGGTGCTCAACCGCATAGATTGGCTGATCAAGTCGACAATGCGGGGCGAATTTTAAAGGAAACGCCACCTTGAGTCCCCTGGGATGTTACATGTGCTTATGCACAAGTGTTGCCTCCACACGCACCTCGCAAGTGTGTGTGTTGTAATGCGGCCACTTCTGGTTTACCAGTGGCTAGGAGTGACGGTCACAAGCCCGTTAAACGCAGAGTGCAACACTGGTACCCATTGTGTGAAGAAATTAGCTGAATTCCTAGATGGCTGGCACCCTTTAGCAAGGTGCCTTGTCTGCCCTGGATTTGCTTTGGGATTCTCATATGGAAGAGCGACCGATTCTTACGGCACTACTAGCTAGGTTGTAGTTATTGAACCTGCAAAGCCCATGCCTCTTTTGAGGAGTTCAGGTCTGAGTACACAAGTAACCGCCGGGAGCACGTGTAGACGCTTAACAGTCAAGCCGAAATTGCCTCTGGGATGGCGAAACAGCGAACACCACGCTGCTAGCCACGTAACGCCCATGCGAGATTAAGCCTCTCACTGTTCATGACGCCCGCGTTTGTAATCCCGCCGTGTGAAGGAGCGAAAAGCCGAACGTTTTAGCCCAACATGTCGCCGAAACAAAGAAAAAATCAGAAAGTGAAGCAAGCTGCGCTTAGAGCAGCAGAGAAGAAGATGGCCAATAAGTTAGTGGCCAATGCGCGCCGACCTAAGGCTCGAAGGGGGCGCGCGATCACAGGTCCAGGCGGTAGTTTCGCCAAGGGCCAAGGAGCCCTGGGTTTGAGCGGAGGTGGCAATCGTGCCACTTCGCGTCGGACGCAGGTGATTGAGGAGGATGAGTACATCGGTGAGGTTAGCGGGTCGGTTGGATTCGCAACCACTGCTTACCCCCTCAACCCAGGTCAGAGTTCCACGTTTCCGTGGGCAAACAAGATTGCTTCGTTGTACGAGAAGTATGACTTTGAGGCGGTTGAGTTTTACTACAAGCGTGAGGTGTCGGAGTATGCGAGCAATGGACAGACTGGTAAGGTCATCCTGAGCTTCGACTATGACGCCGCGGACAGTGCACCGACTTCCAAGCAGCAGGTGGAAGACACTGTCCCGCATGTGGATGGCATGCCCTGCACCCCGACGATTCGGTTACCGCTTGACGTTGCTTGCATTCGCAACAGTCCAGCCAAGTACGTTCGTCCGGGTTTGCAACCCACGAACACTGACATCAAGACTTATGATGCGGGCAACCTGTACGTGTCGACGTACGGGAATGCCGGCACCACTGTGATAGGAGAGCTTCGCGTGCGCTATCGCGTGCGCTTCTCTGAACCAGTGCTTGAGAGTTCTGCGACGACGCCCGGTGCTGTTGGAGCCGTGGCGATTTTTTCGAGTGCAACGCCTGAGGCTAGTGGTGCAACCACTGTTGCTGCGCAGTTGCTCCTTGCGAAAACCGATGCAAATGGGATATCAGCTGCTAATACGGCCGGATCCATCGTTTTGCCGGCGGGCGCATATGAAGTTATTGCTGGTAACATCATGACCAACACAATCCCAGCTGACAATCCAGTGTCTTTTCTTGCGCTCACTGTGGGCGGCTCTGCCGTTTCAACTGCAGTGGGCGAGGCACTTGGTGCGACCACTTCTCCAGCATCAGCCACGGTCGGGCCGATGAAAGTGGCATCTGCGTCAGCCATCACCCTGACTGTCAGCGTGGTGAATACGTTTTCGGCTGGTTCAACCACTAATAATGGTTACCTAAAGATTACCTATCTGGGGTTGTCTACTGCAGTTGCCTTGAGTGCTGCATCACTGCCTCCTTCTGATGTTTCAGACAGCTCTTTGCTGTTAGCACGCCTCTCACGCCTCGAGAAGCTGCTAGAGAAAGACAGTGAATTTGAGGAAGACGACGCACAACCAGGTGCTGCGTTGTCCATGAAGGGTGTGTCCTCATCAAGCACACCCGTGGCGCCGTTGAGTCGTTCGACTCTTGACGTCATTGGCGAGCTCATTGCTCGCAAGTCTACTAGATCGCAGTAGGCGACGTCACCGGCTTGTAGCCATCCGATGATGTTTATTCCCCTGTTAGTGGCTTTTGAGGGTTTGCGACCGCATGCTTTGCTTGCTGCGGCCTGTTCCCGGCGTTGGTTTGACCACCGGTTGGTGCATCGAGTGGAGGTTCGCTCTCTCACTTTAGTGTATTCTGCGTTTCGGTTTGATGTAATGTCGCCGACCTGTAGGCTTGGGATCCTGCTTGTATCCGTGCGTGTTCTACTCAAGTTGAGCGCGCGGTGTTTTCTTCGCTGGTCAAGGTTCGCCCTTGCCGCTGCCAGCGAGTGCCTATTAGCTTCGGCTGTTTAGCAAACATCCA